TACCGCACAAATGACTTTCCAATGCCTACTACATTGTTAGGCAGTAACATAAGAACACTAACCGGCATTAACGTAGAAGGGGCAAGTTATGGATGAGATAAAAAACATTTACGTCGCACTCTCACGGCTTTACAACATAAGTGCAGAGAGAGTAATCACGACCGATGACATTGACGAAGTTTGCAACTCATTTGAAATCTTTGCGTTTAAAGATGAAGTGACGACAATAGCAGAGAAGTTGATGATTGTCGGTCATTTGGGAGCAGTGAGTTATGGATTCAGTGAACCGGATATTGCTTAACTTTGCAAAATGAAAAGATAAAAAGTAATGACTGACGAAGAAAACAGCGAAGAACTACTGCCGTTAAACGACAAACAGGAAAGATTCTGTTATGAATATTGCATTGACTTAAATGCAAGTAAGGCCGCAATTCGTGCCGGTTACTCTGAAAACTCAGCCCGTTCTACTGCTTCGACTATGCTAACAAAATCAAACATTTTAGCACGAATCAAAGAATTACAGGATAATTTGGCCGAAACTGCCGGAATAACAAAGCTCCGTATTCTTCAGGAACATCAGAAGATTGCCTTCAATTCAATCGCAAGCCTTCACAATACTTGGATAAAGCGAAAAGACTTTGAATCGCTTACAGAAGATCAGAAAGCTATCATTGCAGAGATTGACACGAAGGTTAAAACAGAATGGGAATATGATCCTGATTCAAAAGAGAAAGAGCCTATTTCTGTTGAGTATGTCCGGATAAAACTATTCGACAAACAGAAAGCCCTGGATTCAATCACGAAGATGTTAGGCTTTGATGCTCCGACAAAGATTGACGCTACTGTAAACGTTCCACAATTGCCTAATGTGATTATTAAAACCAATGAATGAAGTTGAGCAGATATTATCAAAGCCTCAGATGTCAATCTTACAATCGACGGCAGCGATAAATCTGTTTCTCGCTGGAACCGGAAGTGGAAAAACTTTCTTAGGCGGTGTTCTCTCAATCAATTTTGTTTCTAAGTTCCCAGACGTTAGGGGTGCGATCTTTGCAAATACCTACGATCAGCTTAATACTTCGACCCTGTTTCGTATCCGTGAATATTGGGCTTCAATCGGAGTGACTGAATGGAGTAAAGAGAATCCCGCAGGACTTTATGTGTCAGGTAAAGAGCCTCCGGCAATGTGGACTAAATGTAAACGTAACTTTGACCGCTTTACGAATATTATTTCATTTGCCAATGGAGGGTTGATTTTCACCGGCTCTTTGGATAACTACGAAACACATTCTGGGAAGGAGTTCGCTTGGTGTCTATTGGATGAAACCAAAGACACGAAAGAGGAAGCTGTAAAAGAGGTCATCATAACACGAATGAGGCAACCAGGGATGTTTATTGTTGACGGTAAACCTTCCGCAAAAGGAGGACAGCATGAGCAATGGAATCCTCTTTACTGCCTGACCTCTCCCGCAAAAACAGATTGGCTTGCTGAGATGTTTGAACTGGATAAGTACATTGATGAGATTACCGCGCGCATCTACTCAGAAACGGATTTCTTTGCAAAGACCTTTAAAGATAAGCACGTAGTTATTTCTTCGGCTTATCACAATGTTCATAACGTAGGAGAGAATTACATCAAATCAATCTTAGCCAATAATACAGAAGAGCGCGGCAGGGCTTTGGTGTTTGGCAATCCCTTTGCCACTACGGGGGGTGAGTTTTATTCTTCGTTTAACAGGATCGAACACGTGGATAACCTGAAGTATGATCCTGACCGCCCGCTTCATGTATCTTTTGACCAGAACTCAGTGCCTTATAACTCATGTTCAATATGGCAGTTTGAGCAGAAAGATGACATTTGGTGGGCTTATTGCATTGACGAAATAGCACTGGAGAACCCGCGCAACTCAACTGAGGAAGTCTGCGAAGAACTATCAATGAGATACCCGAATCATAAAGCGGGATTATTCTATTACGGTGATGCTTCCGGCCGGTCACGTTCTACAATGAACAAAGACTTCAAACATCACTATGAGATTGTTGAGTTTAAACTTCGTCGTTACCTGGTTGCGAAATCAGATAGGACGGTCACTAAGAATCCTTCACTTGTAAAACGTCGTGACTTCATAAATAAGATATTCGAGAACAAACTCCCGATTAGAATAAGGATTGACGAAGGCTGCAAGAAAATGATTGCAGATATGTTGTACGTTAAGCAAGCAATCGACGGAGGGAAAGACAAGCACATCGTAACGGATAAGGTAACGGGCGACAAGTATCAGAAATATTGTCATCTTTCCGACGGTCTTGATTATCTGATAGTTGAGGCATTTAATAACTATTATACGGCATGAAAACGATTGAATATCGCATTCGGTCAAATGACAAATACGAAGAGGGTTATTTCTTCACCTTAGATGAACTGGTTGCCCTTGTCGCAAAGATGCAGACCTCAGATCCGATGGATGATGCTCACATGAGAACACGCGAAACAATTAATAAATACTTAAATGAATAAACAGGAAGGACTTTTAAAACTGACAGAGATAATCCGGCGCAATCTTACGCACCGAGATTATGAGCGAGTGACAAAGTTAGCCGAGACTTATTACAAGATGGTATCAGGCGACGGGGTTGCTGACTTGCTTCAACAGATCGTTAAGCGTGAAACTCCGGAAGAGTTTGAGATGCGTAAGACGATCACGAACTCAATCATACCTCCTACGCTTGCTTCTACAAAACTTCCGTTTCAAAAGACAGTGCGCACGAAGCCAAAAAAGAGGGATATCTCGTGGGGCGACAAAGACGACCAGAAACGAAAGGATGAGTTTGAACAATTCATCTCTCATTACTGGGGCGATGCTTCACTTGAAAAGTTCTTTGAATATGCTTTTGTTGATTACAACTACATTGACCCGAACGCTTTTTTGATTACTGAGTTTGATTCATTCAATCCGGCAAAAGAGAAAGCAAAGCCTTATCCATTCATTGCAACCTCTGAACAATGTGTGATGTTTGAGATGAAGAACAACATACTTGAATACCTGGTTGTAAAACTCCCGATAAAGTATAAGACCGAGGCCGGAGAAGCCGACGGGTTTAAATATACGATGTACATGGGAATGGATACCATTACATTCACTCAGGTTGAATCAGGTGGCGTGGAGATCGAAAAGAAACATTATGAAGTGCAGTATTTCACGCCTAAGAACACGAAAGTTCCAGCGCGGAGGTTTGGATACAAACGAGATTCCGAGACTCAGGGGCGCACTTTCGTTAGTGTGTTTCATGATGTGATTCCATACCTGAACAAGACGCTCAAAATAGACAGTGAGTTAGACCTTTCTACGGCGATGACGGCTTTCCCGCAGAGATTTGAATATGTTACTCCGTGTAACGAGTGCGGCGGCTCTGGGATGTTGAAAGACGGTCATACTTGCGGTATTTGCAAGGGATCAGGCCGTGAGCCGGTACATAACTCTACAATGGATGTTATAACTCTGGATATGCCACGTGACCCGACAATGATGATTGACCTTGAAAAGATGCTTGTTTACAAAGCACCTCCGATTGATCTGCTTACTTTCCAGAAGGACTATATAAATGAGCTTCGTGCCAATGTGTTCCTGATGATGTTCAATAAAGAGCTATTGGATAAGTCAGAGGTAGCAGCAACGGCAACAGAAAAAGTATTAGACCTGGACAATCTTAACGACACTTTGAATCCTTTTGCGCGGTCGCTTTCTACGATGTGGGAGTTTGTCGTGAGAGATATCGCAACTTATACGGATTTTGCTAAAGACTTGTTTGTTGAACATTCATATCCTGAGGACTTTAAATTCAAGTCAATGTCGGAACTGATGCGCGAACTTCGTGAGGCAAAGGATGCAAACGCTTCTACTTCGACAATAGCTAAGATTGAAGATGACATAAACGAAAAGCTGTATGCCGATCAACCTTATGATCTAAAGGTAATCAGGATTAAAAACTCATTCAATCCATTCCGAGGATATAAAGAAGAAACAATCAATTTGCTGATCTCCCAGAACCTCACCACAAAATATAATGCAACGCTTTATGCTAACCTTGAATCTATCTTCAATGAACTTGAACAGGAGATACCAGACCTGTATGAGATGAGTTACCAGGTCATACTTGAAAAGGTCAAAGAAAAGGTATCTCTTTATATGGAGCAAATGGAAGGAGAAAAGCCGAAACCTCCTGTTCTTAATTTTGGAACTGAAGAGCCTGAAGAATGATAGCCTCGCGAGAACATGAGATCAATAGCACATCATAACAAATACGTGATTTACAGATGAAGTTCTCAGTTATCATGGCATCAACTCTCGCTGAATACGGCGGGGCTGCTTCGCGAAGGGATGAGAAGATCGTGAGGGCTATCGATAGTGTCATTGCTCAGACCTTCACGGATTGGGAATTGATAGTTGTCGCTGACGGATGTATGAAAACAATGGCAATCGTCGCACGTTATGATGATCCACGAATAAAGGCCGTGAAGATTGATAAACGCCCTTGGTGGGATGGCGCACCACGAAACAAAGGTATTGAACTTGCTGCGGGTGAATACATCATTTACATTGACAATGATGATTATTGGGGTGACGGTCATCTGCAAGGGATAGCTGATGAGATTGGTGATTTGGATTGGGCTTATTTCAATGACTGGATTTATTCCGGGGGTGATTGGATTCCGCGTAACTGCGATATAAAACGGTTAGGAGCAAATGGAACGTCGAATATCTGTCACCGCAAGTCGTTAGGGGTGTTGTGGGGTCATCGCGGATATGCTCATGACCATTACTTCAATCAGAAACTTTTAAGATTTAGAAACTATAAAAAACTAACTGCCGGTGAATATTGCGTTTGTCATATACCGGGCGGTGGTAGTAGTGGATATGATGTATGACTAATCAAATAATGAGATGGATAACAGTTGGGAAAATCACGAACCGTCACCTATTGAGTTCATGCACGGAAGATTGATGGATGAATTTCATAAGTGGCGCAAAGAGAGAACTGATGAAATAATAGTTCCAATAGACGGGAGCGAGTTCGGTAAAATTGTGGTTGCCGCAAAACTTGCGACGTATGAAAAGTATAAAGTACTCGGATTAAATAAGGCTGTTTTAAAAAGCGACCTATGGGAATCATCAAAAGTAAAATGCGATTTATGTAATCGCGAATGGGTTGCCGTAAGGCCTGAGGGAATAGAAAGACTAGAATGTCCAAACTGTCATAATATGGTATCATTTGAAAATATAAACAATGAGTAAAAAAGTAGCAGCAATCACAATTACCTACAACCGGCTTGAATTGACAAAGCGGACATGGGAATCCTTTAACGCTAAAACGGGAGTTGACTTTCATTTATTCATCGACAACGGATCTACCGACGGAACTGTCGAATGGCTCGAAGACAAGTACCGCATACTTCTGGATAAGAACTACGGCATCGCTGCGGCTTTTTATTACGGCGTTCAACAGTTGCAGGATTATGACTATATCCTGAAGCTCGACAATGATGTTGAAACTGTGACGGAGGATATGATTGCGAGACTGGTTGACTTCATTGAGAAAGCCGGACCTCACGCAGTTTCACCGCCTGACCTGATGATTGACCCTAAGTTCTATCCTACCGTGTTTAAACGGGCTGAAATCGCCGGATACCAAGTTCAATACACATCTCACACCGGAGGGGCTTTTCAGTTAGCACCTGCAAAGTTTGTGAGGCAACTATGTGAAGAATATACCTGCCTGAAGAACGGCGACTGGATGATAGGACAGTATTACCGTTCAATCGGTTGTCCTCCGGCTTATCTTCTTGACCTGGGGATGAATCACATCGGGCTAAATCAAAGCACACCGACAAAAGAATATATATTTTGAAATACGATCTTATCATAGTATCCGCTTCACGTGATGCATCACTGAGAAAGATGACGCAGGATGCTATTGATTCGTGCCTGGCTGACCGTGCGGATGTTAATGTAATTCTTGTTGAAACCTATCAAAAGACAGAATACAAGAATGTAGATAAGTATGTTTTGTTTGAGGGTGAGTTCAATTACAATCATTGTCTGAACTTGGGATTGGAACACCGTAAGGGCGACATTCAGATTCTTGCAAACAATGACATTATCTTTCAACCTGGTTGGTCATCTATTGGCTATACGATGCGGGAGTATGGTTATCTCTCCACGTCGGCACTGTCAAATCATCCCAGACAGAAGCTCTTTAAACGGGGTGACTATGCTTATGAAGGATATGATATTTGCCTTTATGTAACAGGGTGGTGTTTGTTCGTGGATTCAAAGGTATGGGATATGATTGGCCTATTGGATGAAACGTATCAGTTCTGGTATTCAGATGATATGTACGTTCATCAGTTAAAGGCTAAGGGAATCAAACACTATCTGATCTGTAATGTAGTTGTGAATCATTATATCTCACGGACGTTAATGAAAACCGACCGTGCAACGAGAGTAAAACTTACCAATGCCGAAAGAAAAACCATACAAAGGCGCAATCGCTCAAATCTACAAAAGAAGCTATGAGGATATCGGTATGCTCTTTTGGGTTGAGGCTCAGAGGTCATTAGTGCCAGGGGTGACGATTGAAAGGGCTATTGACAGCTTTTATCGCTTTATAGGTGAGAAAGACTTTAATCATGATTCCGCTATGACAACATATTCACGCATGAAAAAGGAGTTTTATGAGGCTGCCAAAAAGGATTGCTGACATAATACAACGTAAGGACGAGTTTATCGCCCGTCGTGAGGCTTCACTAAATAAGAGCGTTGTGAGGCTTCAAAATATGCTCATCTCAAAGCTGACGCGCGAGATAATCCCGATGTTGGATACTTCCGGCGGGAAGATAAGAAACACGCTCCGCAACTATCAACTGTTGCAGTCACTTGACAGGGTGTATAAAGACTTCAGCACGACGCAACGGTTAGCGTTTGTGTCAGAGATAGGCGACACGGCACGAGGGCTTACAGGGCTGAACAAACAGTTCTTTACGATCACAATGGGTGCTTCATTACCGGCTACCTTTGGCAAGGTTCTGGCGGCGACTGAGACAAAGATGCTCACGGCAATAGGCATCAAAGGAGGCAAGATACTTGGTGGCGGCTTTCTTGACAGTCTGACGGCTAACACTGAACTGCTGACTTCGGTTAAGAATCTCATGTCACAGGCCGTGACTTCTCAGGTCAGCACAAAGGACTTCATTGCAAGCATGAACGATCTGATAACAGGTTCAGGTGAAAAGCCTGGAGGGATTGAATCGCACCTCAACAGGTATGCTCATGATTTGTATATGCAATATGATAGTGCCTATGCAACATCATTGGCCGAAGAAACTGGGATGAAGTATTTTGTTTATCTCGGAGGCAAAGTTCAGGATTCGAGGGATTTTTGTGTAGCTCATGATAATAAAGTCTGGACAACAGAAGAGGCTAATAAATGGTCTGAATGGACACCGGCAAAGGGTGTTTATCCTCCTGACTATAAGATTAAGCAAAAAGATAAGAACGCCGTGCCGTCATACATTGCTTCTTACGACGGGTATCAACCTTTAGTTCATCGCGGAGGGTTCAACTGCCGTCATCATTTGGGTTTCATAATGGAAGAGTTGGCATTTGAGATGCGGCCTGACCTGGTTAAAAAATAATTTGTTTATTAAAAAGAAATTTGTATAACTTTACATCAAATAATTTCAACAATGGCAAAGGAAAAGATTAAGTGTGTGGTTCGGGGAAAGATACTCGAACTGTCTCCTACTGCTTACGAAATGGCAAAGGATTACTTTGGTGCTGCAAAGGCTTCTGATCTGAACATTACGAAACCGATTGAACTGAGCAAGCCGATACTGATACCGAAGATTCAGGTTAAAGTTGAGAAGCCCGAAGAACTGACCCTGCAAAAAACAGAGTTAGCAAAGACGCTCGACACTCCACCCCCTGAAGTACCGATGATTACTGAGGTGAAAAAAGCATCAAAACCCAGAGCAAAAAAGAAATGAAAGAAATAACCTCCAAACGAACTAAGCAGACCCAATTCATCACTGATGAAGAATGGGCGTGGCTCAAAGAACACGGCAAAGCGAAGAACTTTACGATGAAAGAAATGGTTATCATCAAGAAGCCAGTCATTAACAAAGAGATTCTGATGCCGGAAATACAAACCAAAAAGAATAAAAAATGACTGAAGCTGAACAGAAAAAGCTCAATGGGTTTTTGTCCAAAACCTTAAAAATGGACGACGAGGAATTGGCCAGCCTTTACAACGAGGCCGGGGAGTTGACCTCCTTAACCGCAGC